ATGGGTCGATCCAGACGTCGAAACCGAGTTCACGTGCACGGTCACAGAAGAGGAAGTCTTCCCCCATGTAACCTTCTTCCGTAACTTGGAAATCAAACATCGCAGTGAGCGTACGATCCGAGCGAGTATCATAATATTTCCACTCCGGATGGGCTGCTGCCATCTGCTCAAAGACCTCACGACGCACCAGCATGAAGGCAGTCGCCACGCGCTTGGCACGGACAAGGCCCATACCGTTCATCGTGAGTTCGCCGTTCTCGTCGTAGTCCAGCGTGGCGATGTAGGTCTTGGTCTCGCTGCGGGTGCGTGGAACACCAGCGACGATGCCCTTCTTGGGGTCAGTGCCCCACGCCATAAGGCGGAAAATGTCGTCAGGCTCGAAGTTGATATCCGAGTCGATGAACATGAGGTAGTCGCAGTTGGACTCCAGCAGGTCCTGCGCCAGCAGATTGCGAGCACGGGAGACAACAGAACAGCCGCAGATGCTGCCAATCTGAATATCAATCCCGTGCTGCGCAGCCTGTTGCGCAAAGCGAGCGAGCGAAACTGCCAACTTCAAGGACACCTTGAAGTCGTATGCGGGCAGAGCAACGAAGATGCTCTTACCTGCTAGGTCGTAGCTCTTTTGCGCTTGCATAGGTCACCCGTAGAAGACTGTCAGGCTGGTCTGGTTGGTCATCTGGGCATAAATCCCATTCTGAGCCAAGATGCCCTGACCCGGAATAAGAAGCGTAACAACGTCATCGCTGGCGTTGGTATCGACCGACATCATCCAGCGAGTGTTGTAACTGCAAGCTGCGCCCGCACCCACCGTACCCGAGTTAATATCGGTCACAGTGAAGGTGTTGGTTGCCGCCGTCTGGATGACGTAGTTACCGTTGGTAGCTCCGCCTGCCGCAAAGGTAAGGCCAATGGCCTGACCGGGCAGCAATCCATGGGCGTTCTTCGTTACCGTGATGACGAACCCCGAACGCCCGTAGGTGGCCGAGGTTTGAGCAACGGTGGAGTCCCACAGGTTAACAGTCCCAGCGACGTTCGTACCCGTGCCAATAACCCCCTTAAGGCGTGCACGGGTAGGAACCAGTAGCCCGGACTGATTAGTGTGGGCTGATAGGACGTCTGACTGCATTGCCATCGGATTTCTCCTTCTTAGAGGTTACCGATTAGGTGTTAGCAGTGAAGATCGTCGTCAGCCAAACTGCGTCCGTGGTCGCAATGCACTGAAGCCAAGTCGAACCTTCCATGGTCACCGAAGCGGTGCCGTTGATGGTGTCGCTGGTGTTCGCATAGACGATAAGGCCGTTGGTCGCAGCCGAGTTGTAGACCGAGATGGTCGTGCCAGCGACAGCCGTCGGCAACGCAACACCGTTCGTGCCAGAAGCGCTGCCAACGACGTTGACACCGTTCGAAAGAGCAGCGGCGGTTGCGAGGTTAGTACCAGCAGCGGTGACAGCAGCAACCGGCTGAACAACGGTGCCCGTAACGGTGCCCGAAATGTTGCCTGTGACGTTGCCGGTCAGGTTACCAACGAAGCCGTTGGTTGAGATTACTGGACCCGAAAAGGTTGTATTCGCCATGATTTATCTCCGTGTAGTAGCACCACCCCATACCGTCTCTACTACGTCTGCTAGGGCAGTCGGTATGGATTAATTACCTAGGTGAGTAGGTATAACATCAAAAAGAAAAGAGGGGAAGAAGTTTCCCTCTCCCCCTCCCCCTGTTTCCTTAGGCAGCGCCTACGGAACCGTACATGCCCAGCGGGTCAGACCAGCCGAACGAGTAACGCTCACGGCTCTTGTAACGAACATTCCCCGTGTCGAAGTCGCCGTCCATGCTCTGAGCGAGCGGGGTACGGACAAAGTGCTTCAGACCATTCGGAACATCGGTCGTCAGGAACCAAGCATCGGTGTCGGTCAGGAAGTGGTTAACGGTGTAACCATCCGGAATCGAGCCGTTGCTCTTAATGGCGTTGATGTTGTTGTCAGCCGTGTTCACCTGAAGCTCGGTTTCGAGCAGTCGGGTTGCAACGAACTGGAGGCTCGGCGGGATCACCAGCTTCTTCGGCTTTGCAGCGATCAGAAGCCCGCGTTCATCCGTCCACGCAGCGATCTGAATAACAGCGTTTTCAAGCGCCGTTTCGTTCAGGTCGGTAGCGACAGCCGGGATGTTCGAGTTGGTGCCACCGGAGACCAGCGGGTGAGCGTCCGAGAACAGCGGCTGACCGTCACCACCGGGGTAATCGGCGTCAAAACCGTTGTTCAGGATGGCCGCAGCCTTGGTCTGCTTGGTGTACGCCATGGCACGAGCCAACGCCTTGGTATAACGAGCCGAGAGGCTGTCATACAGGTTGTCTTCGATGGCTTCTTCCGTGAGCGAGAACCCGAGGGCAATCGTCTCATGGTTGTAGCGAGCCGTGAAGACTTCCTGAGCGTTGTCATAAGCAATGGCAGAACCTTCGTTCTTAACCGGAGCAGCCGAGAAGCCCGACAGCTTGGTTTCTTCTTCGAACGAACGCTCGGAGGTTTCCGTTTCGAAGATTTGCTTATGCTCTTCGCCGTAGCGAGCATATTCCAGACCGAACAGGGCGTTCAGGCCGGGCAGAAGCTCCTTGAGAAGCTGTGCGCGTGAAATTGCCATTGTTCAGTCTCCTTATGCGAGGCCAAGTGGGTTCAGGTACTGATGCATGCCCTGATTCCACTTCACGATAACCTCGGTGTAAGAACCGGGGCTACCCGCAATCGCGGTTTCATGGACAACATCAATCACGCGGATCGGCCATGCCGAGCTAGTACCTTCGGTCGAGTCAACACCGACCTTAGAGTTGCCCGTGATGGTCGAGCCGGTGTTGTTCGCACCGTTCGCCAGTTTGACGTTCGAGCCGACAGCAGCCTGAGTCAGGAAGCTGACGGTGTTCGAGTTGGTGCCAGCGCACACAGCGACCTTGAACAGCGCATCCGGGTCATCAAGGACGTAAGCCGTGATGTCGGAGATGTTCGTGGTGCCGGGGTAGAACTGACGGAAGGTCACACCGTACACCGGGTCGGTGTAAGTGCAGCCAAGGAAGACACCAACCGGCGTAGCAACGTCAGTACCGGTATCCTTGCCAACCGTACCACTAGCAAGCAGCTTCACGACGTCACCATAGAAGATGGCAGTCGCAGAGTTGGTTGCAATGGGGATTTGGCGCGTGGAACCGGCAAAAACCTGCCCGCCGATCAGATTGATCGGAAGAAGCCCGTATGGGCTCGTAACGGAAGGATATGCCATTGTTAAGCTCCTAGCTTAGCGTTTGCCACTACCGAACGAAGTCGTAGACCTTTTCTCTTTAAAGAGAGGCATACGATTATCGCTCTCGCGCATGAAGTTGTTGTCTACCGAGTCCATCTGGGCCTGATTCTTCTGCGCAAAATAGTTTTTGCGTTGATTCATCAATTCCTTCGGGGCTTTGCAGAGCAGCAACCCACCTACCTCGATATTGTCTTTGTAACGGCTGTCGGGGTCAATCATATCGCTAAACTGCGGCTGCTCCTCAATACGGACGGCTTCCCAACCTTCACGTCGTTTTGACATAAGGTTTTGCCCGTCTGACTTGCCTGCTGAAGCAACTCGAATCCAGCGATACACATATCCCGGCTGTTGATCCGGCTCTGGCAGCAACGAGGCAGGCTGCCAGACCTTGGGGCGTTCCGACTGTTCACGTGTTTTACGAGGTGCACGACTAGAAGAAACCTGTTCGTCCAACTCGGCCAAAAGTTCGCGGTCCGTCATCTTACATCTCCTTCGCAAATTCCCGAGCATATTGCTCGGTAGTAATTCCAAGTTTCTTAGCGATTGCAACTTGGCTTGAGGTGAGCCTGACCTTTTTGGGGGATCGACTGCGAGATGCGGGAGCTACGACGGAAGCAGCTTTTGTTTCACGTGCGGCAGGGCGGGAGTCGCCATTGGCCGTTTCGGTCCCGAAATACTCGGGAAAGCGACGACGCATCGTTTTGTCGATTGTCGTCCAGTAGTCGTCGGAACCAACAAACTGCGGGCCCCGTTCAGCTTCAAGCTTCTGATGAAGCCCGAGTGCTAGAGCAGTCATTTCCGTATCTGTACCGTACCACTGATTGCGCTCTTGCCACGCCATCGTTGCACGATCAGGTTGCGGAACTTGAACCTGCTGTTGGGGGATTTGTACTTCAGTTTCTGGGGCCTGTAAAGTAGGGCGGTAATTATTCAGGTTATCCGCTTTGATGGTAGCACTAGTGAGCTTCCTCTGTGCTGCCGTAATACGGTCTGCGTCGCCTGCTTCATAGGCATCGTGGTACGCCCGCTCCGCTTCTTTTAACTCGTATTCTGCCTGCTGCTTGTAGCTTGTCAGCAGGTGGTTTTCGCCGTCGCTCAACGTAGATTTCAGCCGCCTGTTTTCTTCGTACAGGCGCTGCGCAGCACTAAGGGCTTCCTGCTGTTCACGAAACGCGCGCTCCTTTTCACGGCGCTCGTCGTGCCAGACCTTCTTCATCTGCTTGAGGCGGAGCTTTACCTTCTCCGAATACTCCTCAAGTTCATCGGCTTCGAGTTCGTCCACGATCTCCTTAGGCATGGGCGCTCGCCCACGGTCCTGTTCAGGAGTGTCGTCTTCGACCTCGATATCCGGTTTATCATTTACTTCGGAAACAGGGGTTTCGTCAGTTTCGAGTTCAAACTCAAAATCATCGTCTGGCTGAGTAGCCATGGTTACATCTCCTTTGTACGGGTAAACCCGTTTTACTTGCGGCGGATGCCGCGAGGGTCTTCCACAACAGCCTCGACGCTATCGTCGTTGATGATGCGGAACTCACGGCCATGGATTTCCACCCGGGTACCCGCATTGGGGCGCACGAGGACGAAATCGCCTTCTTTGCACCACGGGCCAGAGGGGAACCGCTTCTCGTCACCATAGGCATCAGGGCCTACTTTGACGACAAACAGCACAGTCGTGAGGAGTTCTTCCCGCTCAATCATGCTATCGGTCTTGAAGATGCCACCTGACGTCTTTTCTTCGATGTCGGGGATGGCACACAGGATGCGATAGCCCTGTGGGTCGGGAAGTTGCTTAGCCCGGTCCTCGACGGGAACCTCAGGCTCTTTGAGTGGTGCGTTGAGCACTTTGCCGTCCACGCCAACGAGGGCGGGGGCCACAATACCTACGATCTCAGTCATCATCTTGCTCCAGCTTTTGGGCTGTCTCGATAATAATATCCTTAGCGGTCAGGAGGCCGCGATACCGACCACAGGCGAACTTGTACTCGCCAATCTCGGACGCCTTCCCCATCGCAAGGTCACGCTCGATGTCCTTGCACGCTTCGTCTATCTTCTGAGCTAGGTGTATTAAGACTGTACTCATTCGGTCTCCTTAGGTGGTGCGTTGGAAACAGGGGGTTGGTTTGCCTGCGATATCTCGCGGGCGATTTCGACGCCAAGCCGTAGCCCAGCCTCTTCTTGCTTAGCGTCCAAGGTGTTCTTGGCCGTAGCAATCTTTGCGCCGACCTGAAGGCCAGCGATTTCCTTCTGGGCAACGATGCGCTGCTGCTCCAGTTCAATGCGATCCTGCTTCTCGGCAGCATCTATAGCGAGCTTCTGCTTCTTAAGCTCCAACTCGCCTTGCTTAAGCTGCAACTCCTGCATCTGCATCTGGACGATGGGGTCCTGAGCGGTCTGCTGAGCCTGTTGCTGAGCCATTTCCGCTTGGCCTTTCTGAAGCAGTTGCTGTGCTGCAATAGCGACCAAACGCGAAATCTGAAGCTCGGTGTTCTGATCCATATCCGAGTCAGGCGGAGGCAGCGGGACGCCCGCCTGATCCTCAATCTGCTTGCGGTACTGGAACGCGATATGTTCCCCCATGTGGGCCATCATGGCACCCATCATGGCCTGTGCGTTCGGGTTCTGGCCCAACGCCTGCTGAATCTTGGGGTCGTTCATGAACGACATGTGCGTCACCAAGTGAGCTTCGTGGTCTTGGTAGATGAACGCCTTGACCGGCTTCATATTGACGACGTCCATGTTCTCGCTGACCGGATCACGCGGCTTGCGGTCCTCGTCGTCCTTCAACGGCACGAGCTTCTGGGCGTTCTTGATACCCAACACCTCAAGCATCTGCCGGTGCAGATAGGGCATGTCGTAGATTTGCGGCGCACCCTGCGCCAACTGGATAACTGCCTGATACTGGACGATCTTCTGCGCCATGGTGGCAGCGTTAGGGTCGCTTACCGGCAGCACATCGACATTGTCGTAGTCGGACTTCTTGGCCTTGCGGCTGCCTTCTTCCGGCTCGTAGCTGTACGTCTCTGGCGTATAGTCAGCGATGATGTTCTTGAGGAGCTTGAACTCCTGCTTCATCGCGTAGTGGATGCGCGCCTGCACCGCCGACATCATCTTGAGGCTGCGCTCAAGAATAGCCAGTGTCGTCCCCACAGGGGCGTTTGCCGACATGTCAGAGACCTGAAGGTCAGCCATACCCGCCATACGGCGGCCTTCCTCTACGATGGTACCCAGAAGGCTGTAGAGGACCTGACTTGGCTCCTTATACGGCAGCGGCATGATGTTGTCGCGCATCGTGCCCGACGCCACGTCCACGTCGCGCCACTCAGCAGGGCTGATGGGCGTGTCATCACCTTTTACCCGGAGCCCCTTAGTCTTGAAACCACCCGGTAGATTAGACAAAGTACCAGCATCGACAAGCTGGCGTATAATACTAGTACCAGACTTAGCGAAAGCACCGATAAGATGAATAAGACCGAGAGCGTAAAAGCCAAACCCCGGCACATACGAGTAATGAACGAAGTGATTACGCTTCGTTTTGAGCTTGTCGTCGGGCTGCCAGTTGCGCCGGATGGCAAGGATTTCATTTGATCCCTTCTCAAGTGTGACAATGTAAGGAAGAGCGATACCCTCATCGTCCTTGTCCCTAAACTTGTCGTCCTCGATGATGAGATCAACCTGCATTTCCAGCAACTTGTACCGGTCGTCGGTCGTAGCGCGGAAGCCAAGCTTCTCTGCGATCTTTTTCTCGACCTCATCGAGCGAATTGTCAGGCTCGCCAAGCTCCACGTCGCGGTAGAAGCCATCGCGCTGAAGCTTTTTAAGCTCATTGGGCGTCTTGCGCATCACATGGGTGACACGCTCAGCAGATTCGAGGTTAGACGCGCCATAGGGCACCACAACGTCGTCTGCGGGCACGTACATCGACACCTGCCGCCCCATCGACGGGTCGTAATACACCTTTTTGAACGCATTACCGGCAAGACCCAAGCCCCACAGCATCCGCTCGTGCTCAGGCCGATACTCCGCCATCACGTCGGTCAACTGGTAGTTCATATCGTCTTGGACGCGCCGCGCTGCATCGCGCTTTTGCGGTGTTTCTTTGCCGATAATCTGCGTCCGCACCGGTCCTTGGGCCGGGAACGTCTCCATCATGGTCTCAGCTTGGAACTTTACCACCGACTCAGTCAGCAGCGGGTGCTGCACACCGCAAGCACCGGGCCACGGCTCGGTCCGATCCTCGACCTTCATCCCCAGAAGCTCAAGACCATCGACGTAGGTCTGCATCCAGTCGCGGCGACTGGCGACGTCGTCGTCATAGTCCCCGATCAGGTCGCCCACCATCTCGGTCAACTCGCTGTCGTCGAGGATTTCTGCCAAGTTCTCATTGAACTCGTTGTCCTCGTCGTCATCACCGGGCTCAAGCTCGATCTCCAGCCCATCCATGCCGATGGTGACGGACTCAGGGTCCTCGATCTCGATCTCAAGGTCGGGCTCCATGTTCACCCCCGGCACTACGCCGGCAGCTAAAGTGGCGTCCAAACCCAACGGCGCTTGATTGAGAGCTTTATCGACGGCCATCAGTAATATCCCTGTTGCTTACGGCTCTTAAAGTATATGATATCGTCCGGTTCGTCGAGGTTAGTTGTCACGTACCCACCCCTGCGGAACCGGTGCATCGCCATAGAGACGGTATCGACGTAGTCATCATGAGAACCCGCAGGAAACTCAGCCACTTCATCAATGACTTCCTCCGCCCAGCGGGAGGGTGGTGCCCATACTCTTCCGGAGGCGAATATGTCAGCGACGGCGTTCAGGCGGCTGATCTTGTCATTGCCACGCGTCGGGGTGAACTCCTGTACTGGGATGCCCATAGCACGCATCTCGTAGATGAGCGGCGCACCTGACGCCTTCTTCTCGATGATGACGCTGTCTGGCTGCCACTCTTTATACTCGTCGATGGCACACCGCTTCAACTCCGGGAACTCCATGCGGTCGCGGAAGGCGTTGAGCAGGATGATATTGGCCTGAGTGATGCCGTTGTTGTCAGGTTGGTAGAACACACCCCACGTTGTACACGCCGTATAGTCGGCACGTGACGTCTTCTCGAAGGCCGTATCCCAGCTTTGAAGGATAAAGTCGCACGACGGCGGTATGTCGCTCGACCACTCCTGCCACCACTCACGCTTAATAATAGCAGCGGACTCAGAGATGGGGTTCTGCTGGTACTGCGCCTGCCATTTACTATTAGGGACGTCGCGCTTGACCTTGAGAAGCTCCTCAACCTCCCAGAACTCGGGCCACAGCGGCTTGTCCGAGGGGAGAATAGCAGGAAATTCAATGACTTCCCACTCGCCAATGCTGTCGTTGGCCGACGCATCTTTCAATATCTGTCCCGTCAGGTCCCTTTTAGACCAGCGTGTCATGACGATGACGATGGACCCACCCGGTTGCAGACGCTGACGGGGACCAGATGTGTACCACTCGTGGGTCTTGTCGTAGATATCGGGGTTTATTTCCGCAATAGCTGCTTCTTGCTCGCTGTGGGGGTCGTCGATGATGAGGAGGTCCGCGCCTTTCCCTGTAACGGCACCCCCAACACCGATAGCGAAATAGTCGCCCTGCTTATTGGTATTCCAGCGTCCAGCCGCCTTGGAGTCCGACGCCAGTACAAGGTCAGGAAATATCGCTTTGTAAGCGTCGGTATCGACCAAGTTACGGACTTTACGACCGAAGCCGACTGCAAGCTCAGCGGTGTGGGAGCACTGGATGACTTTCTTGTGCGGGAACTTGCCCAGAAACCAAGCAGGCAGCAGATAAGAGGCAAACTCAGACTTAGTGTGGCGAGGAGGCATATTAATAATAAGCCTTTTGCACTCGCCCCTAGCCACCCGCTCAAACGCATCCGCCATTTTTGCATGGTGCCTACCCCCAATGAACGTCGGCCAGACTTCACCGACAAACTTAAGGAACCGCTCTTGGCTAAGCTTGCGGCGCTTAAGCTCGGACAGGCGCTCCAACTCGGCCAGCAGTATCTCCTGCTCGTGCGCCGGCAGCTTGTGGAGAATCTTGGGGATATCCGTAAGCGAGATAGTCTGAGCGGAAGCCATTAGTCTTCCTCATCCTCCGACTCGTCGTCGCTAAACTCACCGCAATCCAACTGGGCAAAGCCCAGTTCCTCGTCGAGGTCCATACCCAGAGGCGTGATGTCGATGACATCAGCATTCAGCAGGCGCTTGACCCGCTCCTTGATGGCGCTTTCCAACGCC